ATCCATTCGTTATTTGACAACCCATACCAATTTCCGGCATAGTTTCGATCCAATTGGATGTAATCGGATCTGTTGTTGTGTACCATCGATAAATATGATTTCCTGTCCAACCTCGATCAGAATCCGAACAGATATACATATCACCCACATCTGGTGACAGTGGCAAACCAAGGGCTGGATTATAATATGATATAACAAAATGCTCCGCGAGTACACTATCAACCCATACTTGCCATGAAACTTCCTGTGGAATTAAATTTGGGAGATCTTTTTTATAACTATGAATGTAATTATATTCATTATAGTAATCATAATTATCAATGTAATCTGTATCATTGATAAATAAATTCCTATTTACTAATAATAATTCGGACACTAAATCATCGATGTATTCTGTCAAATTATTGTTATTATTTTGAATATACGTATTAGTTACGGTTTGGATAGTCGTGATAAATAAATTATCTTTTTGAATTGTACCATTTAAATATTCTATTTGTTCATTTATCATTCCCATCGTTATTCTAATTAATTTTCCCGATTCGTATGTTAAAATTCCAACAACTTCTTCAAATTCTGATTGGGTTATTAATACATTTGCTTTATCGCTATCATATTTCCATATAATTCCGTATTCGATCAACAATGAAGATAATTGTAAATTGGTTAATGGTAAATATGTAATATCTATTTCTGGTAATTCAATCATTAATGTCATTGCTCCAACTAAATCTCCCATCTTTTTTAGAATACATGATGATGTACCGCCAAAATCCAAATTCCCTGTAAAATTTAATTCAGATTCTGTTTTATCAAAATTAACATGTCTCCTGTATATTGTTTTAAATAATGTAATATGTGGATCTTTTGATATTATCTCATCCTGTTTCCCCTGTGCGATTAATTGTAATATTCCACCGGCCATTAAATATATCACTAATGATATTTAGAGATATATTTTTTATTTTATATCAAAACCGTTAATCGAAATATGTATAAATAAATATTATCATCATCTTTTGTTAAATATATCCGAAAATATTTCATTCATACCAGTTAAATAATTATGTCTTCTAACAGAATATTCTGGTTCATTAATTGGAATCGTGTATGCAATTAGTTTAAACATACCATCATATTCGTTCATGACTTGCTTGAATAATTGAGCCACATGTTCAATGGGTCCTTTAATTGCATCACATGAAAAAGCACCTAATATTAAACTATCATGATTATTATTATATGCCACCTGAAACACTAATCTAATTTTATCCAAAAATATTTTCTCATCATTTTTATTGAACATTTTTAAATCATTATAACCTGTCGTTAATTTTGGTGATTTCATTATTGGACATGCTATTAAATGGGTCATGTACAAATTATGTAACATATCCCAGTTATATTTCTCTGATGATTTATAAATTATTACATTAGGAGAATAAACACATTCATTATTTGAAATCGGATAATATTTTTCCTTTAACGTTTTGTAATAATTAGTTCTCCTAAAAATATTCTCTTCTTGTGACCGAGTTCCACAATCAATAGAACCACCAGGCGCTATTCCATCTGAAAAACATAAGACGGCGGGATCATATCCACTTTGGATCATCCGAATATTACAATCCAGAACATCATCATCTAAAACTTGGTATGGGGTATATTGGTATTTTTTTTCAAAATTAAATTCATCATCAAAATAATATTTTATAGATTCATCATATTGTGAATTTTGTGATAAATATTGAGTGTGTCTCCAACAATCCATTCGTTCTTGATATGTTTTCATGTTAATAAATCATATATTTAAATATGTTATTTTTTGATATGTTTAAACACAACATTTCAAACAATACTTAATTGACATAACATGTATTTCCCATTCCCCCTAATATTCTCAGAATATTTTTATTTATTGCATAAACGGTGATTGTATATTGTTCATTATTATTATAAAAATATGGATCAATTTCAAAACTCATATATACTTTTGGTAATCTACTCATGTTGCATGTTCCTGAGGGTTGTTGTTCTTTCGGAAATAATGAAAACCAATAACAATTAATCCCTTCCGCAGGAGTATTTTTTAAATGCATTAATGGTTGTAAATAATTAAAATATTTCGCATCTGATTTCATAATTCTCACATAATTATTGAACAGTAATTCTGTCGTTAAAACTGGGTTCGTCCCATCTGGTGCGGCAGTATATGTCGTCCAATGACATTTCGTATGTCCATCCGGATTTTTCAGTAAACTATTATTTTGTAAAACCCAAATTAAACCAGTGCATGGATGTTCGAAGTCTAATTCCATTTGATACGATAATCCTGTTAAGTTATCTTCTGAATTCATCTGTAATTGTTCAATTAAATATTCGTGACTCGCTTGTGCAAATTTTCTTCGCTCAAAACTATCTAAATAAACATATTCTATCAATAAATTCGCGGTCATGTCCAAATTCGCATTTTCTAATATATCATCCAGGGACACAGGAGTATTTTCTTCATCTGCTTCGATGTAAGAACATTGACTAAATTTTCGAAATTTAAATTTAAAACTTACATCATTATATTGTAATGCTATTAATGGTAGTGCTAAGCCACTGAATTTATTGAAAAAAAATTGTAGTGGTATTTTCATGGTGTATGCCGGTTTAACATTTCGATCGTATGTTGTTAATTTGGATACATCTCCAATCATTCGAGCATAATGTTCTTCTTGTAATTCTTTTTTTGTCAGTTCATGCCAAATATCTAACCATTGACCATATAATTTATCTATTTTATTACCACCAATATAAAATTCAATGTAATCCACAATTGCATGTCCTAATTTATCTATCCATGCAAACTTATAGTTTTCATTCTGTGCATCCGCTAATTGTTTTTTAACATCATTTAATTGATCAAAATATTTCTTGTCTAAATATTTACAGTTATTAATTAAAAAATCAATAATGTTCATTGTTATTGTCTTATCGATTGTCATCGGTGATGCAGTCGGTTCTGACCAATAATCCCGGACACCTTCCAAACTAATGTTCCCGATAGATCCGTTCATATTTTCATATCGATATAATATCCCTCCATTGGTTGTTATTTCGGTATATTCGGCATTATACGCATCTGTTATCATGTTAATAAAATCAGTGTATTCGGTTGTTAATTTATATGCGCTAAATGCGGAAGTAATACTATCTATCATTTCCTGCGAATAACTAATATTATCTGATAAATATAAATTATATGCTTCCCGATATGCTATCATATTGACACTTAAAAAATTTTTAACCATGTTATAATCATTTAAATATTTATTATATTCATCTTGTAATGTATCGATTATTGTTTGATTTGGATTTCTAGCACAACTAAATTGTGGTAAATTGACAACTAAATACATGTTGTAAATTAAATCACCTATTTTTGGAGTCACTATATTACATGTCTTTCCGAATCCGGATGTATCATCAAAATTGGCATTAATTGCTTCAATAGAAAAGTTTGTATGTCTACGGTAAACTACTTTAAAAAACGTTATATTTGGATTTCCAGTCAAATATAAATCACTACTTCCATATGTTACTATTTGCATCAATCCACCAGCCATATTAATTCTAATATATTAACAATACACAAAAACTTTGTATTTTATTCATGACATACTATAAATAAAATTATTCTTCCTCTGGACAACCATTTTCTCTCGCCCATTGTAATACTTCTGGATGACTCATTTCTCTTGCATATTTCATTACTCTATTGTTCCACGGACAATCATTTTTTCTTGCCCATTTTAACATTTCTAAATTCCCATGGTATGCTAAACATGTACATACATATTCATTCCATGGACATCCATTTTCTCTCGCCCATTTTAATATGTCAAAATGTTTGGCGGCTGTAGATTTTTCACAAGTTTTTTCGTCCCATGGGCAATTGTTTTCTCTGAGCAATTGTAATATTTCCAGGTGTCCAAATAATGCAGCTTTGGCGCATGTTTTTTCGTTAGCACCACAATTATTATCAATTAACCATTTCATTATTTCTAAATTTCCAAATTCTGCTGCGTGTGTACACAATGATTCATCGAGTGGACATCCATTTTCATGCGCATATTTCAATAATTCGAAATTTCTGTTCTCTATCGCATATTTACATGTCCTCTTATGTAAAGAATAACCATTATTTTTCAGCCATTTTATTATTTCAAAATTATTTAGAAATGCAGCGCGTACTCCGATTTCTTCTTCATTTATGACACAGTAATGTATTTTTAACCATTGTAACACATCAACATAATTATTTAATGTAGCATATTCGCATAAGTTCTCTGGAAATTTTAAATTATTTTCTTTTGCCCAGTCCAGCAAAGATAAATTGCATTGATAGACGGCAACAGAAGATATGTTATCTATTCCAAACTCAATTATGTAGCATTCACAAACAATTTCATCGCATATGTTTTCATGTATACATTCCATTAAAATATTTTTAATCTTCAATATTTTTTCAGAATATTGATGAATGTTCTGGCGTGTATCATAACTATTCAAATCGAAACTCATTATACTATCCATTAACAAAATTTGTATGGATAAATTGTTTTTTTTTCATTTTTTTATGATATAAAATTATCTTTATTAGCAGTTATCATGTTATCAACCTGATGAGTGATAGTGATAATAAAAAATTAATGATTTGTAAATCAATCGCCAGAAATAAATATTTTCTAACTGAAAAAGATTTGGAAGATTTAGAACACACTGAATCAAAAAATCCGCATTATAAGAGGGCTGCTAATATGGTTCTATATGATGAAAATGATATTATTTATAAAGCCTGTCTAAAACATGGTTGCGAAGTCGCTAAACTGAATCAAAAATTAGAACAATTCCAGCAAGAACGAGAAATTAAAAAGGAAATAAGACGCTCTAAGAAAGAAGCAGAAATGGATAAAAGAAGATTATTACTATCAAATGCATTAGAAGAAAAAGATCTCCAAATTAGATATGATAGTAAGTTGTGCCTTGGATACATCGATGGAACAATTACGAATAAAACAATAGAACAAATCGTGAAAAGAATGTGCCAAGTAAAATATCTTTTCGATTATTGTGATATGCGTAAACATATTAGACACGCAATCAATGAAGCAAAAGAATATCAGTTTTATTATGATAAAGATGAAGTTTTTGCAACAGCCGAACAGCAAGCATTGGAGAAAAATGGTGGAAAATATCCGGATGTGTTTCCGTGGTTGATTTAAAAATAAAATATTTTTTAAATGTATATGTCAGAGTCAATTTATAAACAAAAATATATTAATTACAAGAAAAAATATTTACAATTGAAAAAACAAATAGGTGGTGAACAGAAATATTTAACATATTCTGTTCGGATGGAAGTTAAAAATGATTTATTCATGAACGCATTACGAAATGTATTTAACGCGCATAATTTACGTGAAATTTCACTGGGTGATTTGCGAAATAATCCGAAATCAAAAAAACAATCAATGGTTGATATAATTTTGTTCTATAACGTAATTTATGCCATGGCAAAAGATGACTACTCTATTCACTGCCAATTAAGGAATGAGTTGGATGGAATAGATAGTGTTATAAATAAATGCAAATTACATATGATGATTTATAATAGTAATAACAAACAATTAATCTCCCATATACCAAAAACAGATTATATTGAACACATTAAAAAATTAGAAAGTAATCAGGTTCTAATTCTCAGACCGTGTATTGGTTGGGCAAGTTCTGGCAAGGGAATTATTCGCGTGACATCCAATGAACAATTACAGAAAGAAAAAAACAATTGTCAAAAAATGAAGGAAAAAAATAAAAAATATGATGTCATTGCATCAGAATATATTCATAATCCACTATTATTCCACGGACTGAAATATCACTTGCGAATGTATTTAATGATAACACTAAAACCGTTATTTAGACATCATGTATTTAAAATGGGGAAAATTATCACTGCGCGAAAACCATACGTTGATGATAATTTTGATGATAATGATATTCATGATACACATGTTGGTTCGACAGCCCATGACTATTTTTTCCCGAATGATAACGATAGTTCAAATATAATTCAAATTCGGCAACAGATAGAATACATTTGCCAAAATCTTGCAGAATTAATTAAAGAAAAAATTAAGCCCTACCCAGAATCAACATCAGGATTCCATGTTTTTGGCTTGGATTTTATGGTTGATACAGATCAACATGTGTTTCTGATTGAATGTAATGAAAATCCGGGATACAAAAATATTGATCATGATGGCGGTGAGAAATATAAACAATTTATTGAAAAATATTTTAAATGGATTTACAAATATGCAATAAAACCATTTTTTGTGTAAAGCAACATAAAAGTTATTTTCGTTATTCAATAATAATGAAAATAGAAGGCAATTGGTGGGGAAGACAATCTGTTAAACTTATCGGAAATTCTGAACTATGTAATTTTATTGTTGATTTAAGAGAAAAAATTATGCCAAAGTTTGAAAATTTAGATGTTAGATATCCACACATCGAAATTTATTCAAAAAATGAAATTGTAAATAATTATGATAGAGAATCGAATTTTAAAGAATTACTGAATTTACAAGTTGATATACAAAACATCGAAAATTATTCTTTAATTGGAAAAGCATTTGTACTGTATATCGGGGAAATTCATGGAATAATGAGACACATCACCATTGTTTTTGGCGTGAGTAAAAATGACTTACCGAAACTCAAAGAACTTACACAAGAAGTTATAACTATAGTAAAATAATTAATTTATTTTCTCCGAGAAAAAATATCTAAATTTAGTATATATTATAACATGGGAAAAACTAGGTGTCATGATTCGGAGAGTTCGAGCGAAAGTTCATCAGATGACTCTAAATGTTCTGATAGACATACCAAACGACCAATTGTCAAGAAATTTTACAAAACAGTTAATAATACGACTGGAACGATTAACAACAACACCTTAATCGCTTTTGCGGATTTCTTCGGATTAATGCCAGGAGATAATTCTGCGACTATTGCTGCGGGAACGGGTGTCAGTTTCCCCCAAGATGGTCCGACAAACGGAATTATTACCCGACTCTCTGTTAATACTTTTAACCTAAAGAATGTCGGTGTCTATGAAGTTCAATTCCAAGTGTCCGTTACAGAAGCAGGGCAATTAGTCGTTGCTCTGGATGATGGAACCGGATTTTTGGAAGTACCTAATTCAGTTGCCGGGAGAGCGACTGGTACATCACAAATCGTCGGAATTTCCTTACTCCAAACACTCGTCGCGAACACTAAATTAGCCGTTTTTAATCCTGTTGGTAATACTCCTGCATTAACTGTCACTCCATATGCGGGAGGAGCTCATCCAGTTTCATGCCACCTGGTCATCAAACAAATTGCTTAAAAATTTTTATGATTTTTTTAAATCACAAATATGACATTTTTAAGTTCATTTGAAACATTATTTTTGAATTGTGTCAGTTCTTCAATTGTGTATCTATGACTAAAATGAATTAATAAAAATATATTTTCTGGATGTGCTTTGATAATTGGATAAAGATTGTTCCAGTGAGTATGTTTGGCTTCTTCTGCCAATAAAATTTCTTTATCGGCTTTGCTACTACATGGTAAAAATGTACATTCAGTGATAATATATTTGTAAGTAAATAATTCTTCATTTTTGAATATTTGATGTGTTGTATCCGTCAAATATGCTAAAATAGGTTCATTGATATCTTCTGTAATTGTGATACCATTCTTTTTCAAAGCAATAATTTCGTTTTTCGACTTACTTATATATTCTTCTTTTAGTTTGGTTTTGGTTTTACATAGACCATAACCACGACATGGAACATTATGATCCATATCATATACTTTCATACTAAATCCATTTTTAAGAATATATTGTTCATCGGCTTTAACACCAATGACATTATGTTTACTAGTATATGAAGAATCACAATATCCCATTCTGAATGTGGCATTGATGTAATCAATTAGAAATTGTTTTGATTCATATGGAATAAAAATTTGTGGATCTGAATTGATATTTATAATTCTCATTGGTAAACTAGCACTGTGGTCAGTATGTCCGTGCGTAATGAGAATAAATTCTGGTTCAAAACCACTATTTATTTGCGCATCAAATAATAATTTTAATTCTGGTATACAAAAGCCTGTATTTTGCGAACCACGCGACCAACCTTTTAATGTTAGGCAGTATTTTGGAATTTTTAAAATTTCTGGATAATCGTATCTTCTACTCATTCTATGTAATATAAATTTTATTTGTTTATATTAAAAAATGAAATTTGAACTGTATATCATATTATTGTTATTCTAACTCAAAAATGAGCAAAAGACATAGAAAAGAAAACCAATTACTTAGATGTGAAATCAATAAACTTAATAGAAAAAATAAGGAATTGGAAGAAAGATTATCGCGGTTAGAAAAAAATTATGATAATTTTGTGGATAAATTTTATGGCACTATTGGTAATATCCAAAATGCAATTGCTCATGATGATTATGTCAATGGAAGTGGATATTGTTAATAATGCTCCCAACAATATCCAAAATGTAATTACTTATAATTATGTTCATCGAAGTAGATCGTGTTGTCAAATAAATTTTGTTTCTGGATAATAAAAAGAAATAGATTCCACTTAGTATGACATATTAAAAATTGAATTATTAAGTTCCAATGTGATATAAAATTATTACATTATTATAGTATATATGGGTCGAAAACATAAAACAAATCAAACTGTCATACCAGAACACGTCGACCAACAATCTGGAACGGTTCAAGTTACTATGCAAAATGTATATATCCAAGAACACTTATTCAAAGAAAATATGGAATTAAAAATACAACTTGGTAATATGACAGGACAAAAAGAACAACTGGAAAGATTATTATCGGAAAGAGATAAAACTATTGAAGAACTTAAAAAAGAAAATGAGGAACTAAGAAGTAAAATTAAAGTTCTAGAAGAAAAAAATGTAATATTGGAATCAAAAGTTACAAAATTAGAACTAGATAACACAGAATTAAAAAAAGAAAATATAGAATTAAAACATGAAATTGTTGAATTAAAAAAAGAAAATATAGAATTAAAACATGAAATTGTTGAATTAAAAAAAGAAAATGTTGAACTTAAAAAAGAAATTGTTGAATTAAAACATGAAATTGTTGAATTAAAAAAAGAAAATATTGAATTAAAAAAAGAAAATGTTGAACTTAAAAAAGAAATTGTTGAACTCAAAGATATTATTGGCGAAATGCAACTTGAAAGATACATTGATAAAGTTATTGTGGCAATCCAAGATGTAAATAGTTATGATTCTTTGGAAACTAAAATTGATCATAACTTTCAAAAAGAATTATTTGACCTACGTTCAAATAGAATTGATACATGTCACTATATTTTGACAAAACAACCTAGAGTCGATTCACTTGAATTGATTAATTATAAAAAGAAAATGTTACTTGCAATCCTGGATGATAAAAAATTTGCAAATGTTAGCAACGAAATAGATTTGGATTATAAAAGTGGATTTATTAATGCATTTAAGAATATTTTAAATAATGTTATAAATCCAAATTTACAAGAACCAGCCGAGAATGAAAAACGAAAGGTACTAAGATTCTGGAAATAAATAGTTTATATATTAATGTATCTAAACTAATGTGTGTATTGGATCGATGACTTTAGCAAGTTTTAATATTTCGAAATGTGATGTGTATAATTTCTTTCCATTTTCAAATAATTCTCCATTTAAACATCTGTTTTCGAAATATTCTGGATGTTCTACTTTTAAATTTTCTATAATGTCTTTTGCAATTAATGTAACTTTTTTACTTTTAGTTGTTTTCTTTCTAAAAACTTTAATACCATTCATTTTTATGACAATTTCAAAACAATTAGAACTATGTATGTAATCAATATTTGTCGGAATATCATCAGCATTAAAGCCACAATTTTCTGGTACTTCGACATTTCGTTTTCTCTTACACTGATTATAATTTTGTTCTGTTTGGGTTGCTAATCGTAAATTTTCCTTACGATTGTCTTGACAAATACGATTAATATGATCAACATATAATTTTCCATCAAATTGGTGATTCATAATAAATTGGTGTAGATATATTTCACCAAAACTAATGTACTTCCCAGTTCTGTGCCAACGAATATTTTTAATTTTATCATAGTCATCATTGTCAATAACGACTGGTATATTTTTTATTTCTCCATTTATTTTTGTAGGAATTGTGATAACCAAATATTTTTTATTATTGTATTCAACACTTACTTTCTCTTTATAATTGATTTGTTTGCTTGGCTTTGATCCAGGTTTTAGTTTGAGTGAGTTTAGCATTGGTTGATACTAATTACAAATCATATGGTCTCATAGTGAACAAAATTCATTTTTTTGTTTTGTATTTTGAATAAAATACAAAAATATAATAAATATTGCATACGGTTTGTTTGTTTAATTTGAATCGTTTCTACCCCCCCTTTCGGAGTATTTATCGGATATTCTCCGGGGACTAGACTATATCTTAAGCTTTCATCGAGGTTGATTAGACCTCTCAAACCCAAAACCATATAGTCGTTGAACCTTCTCCCTAGTCTAATCCATGCGACTTTAGGAGCTTGGCTGCGGATTGTCCATTTCAGATTTCTCTTCATACAAGAAATTTTTACCTTACCTGAGTTCTTTATCTCAGCCAACATACACTTTTGCATATGTTTTGGTACTCTTGTCTTTAGGAGTTTCCCGCAATTTGGTCTTGTTGCAGATTGAATCATCAATCTACTAGCATCTGGGTGTAATCTTTTGCAAGATTTTGAGACCACAATATATTTTACCAGTACAGTGCTCAAATGTACTTGGAATAGATGCTTTTCTGCCCTATACAAGTATGAGGCAAGTCCGCCCATCCCACTCATAATACGTAGAACATTATAGTTGACGTCATAGACATACAGATTGCTGTAGCTATTGAAGTAGTTTAGGGATGGTGCATATTCAGGAGCAGATGCCGCAGTTGGATCGAGTAGTTGGAGGTTGAGCATGGTGCTATCGATACGTGAAAGGTTGGCTGTTCCTGATGGTTGGTGTTGCTCTGGGTGGAGCGCGAATGAGTAGACATTCACACCATCGGCTGGGGTGTGAGTATGGTGTTGGAGGGGTTGGACATAATTGAAGTATGAACCCTCACGTTGGTTAAAACGATCTTGTCCATTGAGTTGGATAAGTGCTTGGTCTACTGGATTGCCTGAGCCATCGAGTAGAACGCCGAAGTTGTGCCATTGGTAGATAATGACATCATTGGCATTGACACCAGTGCTGACTGAAGTGTTTAGACGGTTATCAATCCAACTTGAAAGTGGAATGCTGATGTCTCGGATTGAGACACTGTGGACGAGTACTTTGACGCTTGATACTGCAGTTCCGCCAACTGATTGGTCGGAATTGAGTGAGACTGCAACAAAGTCGATCTTATCTCCAAGGTTGTACTTCTTGTTTGAAGTGCAGTAAACATCTTGTTCCATCCAGAGTTTCTGTCCGGTGGCGAGTGTTCCGGAAACATCAATGTTGACGTAACTGGTCGTGTTAATGGTGCTGGTTGGGAATCTGCCACCGGCTGATACTTCAATTGCCGTGCCAGTGCCGACCGCTGGATTGGAAGCGGCAACCTTGAACATACCCTCGGCAATGTTTTCTGCGGCTGCATCAAGTGCGTTTGACCAGTCATCCTCATGCGTGTATGCAAGGAAAGTTTCACCAGAAGTGAAGTTTCCTCCCTGGATTGCCCAGATAAGTTCTTTGGATGGGTGGTTGAATTGGAGTTTAACCTTCATGTTAGTGCTGTTGCCAGTGGTTACTGGGACTGCTTCTGCACCAGTGAATTGAATTTGCTCAATGAGGTATTCGTGTCCAACTTGGGCGAAACGTCTACGTTCCTCAGTGTCGAGGTAGACGTAATCCACGAGAAGAGTTGCCTCTCCCATGGTTAGGAGTTTCAGATTGAACCCGGGTGAATAAACTGCGAGTTCATTGGCTGGGTTGAATTCGATGTTTAGACGAACTTCATGATATTGGAGGGCAATGAGTGGGAGTGCAAGCCCTGGATTACGGCAGAACCAGAACTGGAGTGGGACAAACATGGTGTATGCGTCCTTGAATGTTCCATCTGAGCGAGAATGGGTGAGTTCGGTGAGTTCTGCAACGTCACCAATGCATTTCTTGTAGCCACGCTCTTGTTCTGAAGTATGAGTGAGTTCATACCAAACGTCCATCCAAGTTCCGTAGTGTTTGTCGATTTGGGAGCCACCAATTTCGACATCAACGTTATTAATGAGCTCGTGTCCTAGACGACGAACCCATGCAAATCTGCCAGTGAAGTCAACATCAACAACTGAATTAACAACAACACGGAGATACAGACGTGTTGCAAGGTCGCCGTTTCTTAGGACTGTCACTGAAACTTTACGACCGAAGTCCGCTGAACCGGTCAGGTTTTGTTCAATGCATTCCATTGAGAAGTTAGTGTGACGTCTATATACGACCTTGAAGAATGTAATTTGTGGGTTACCTGTTCGAGTACCCTACCCATACTTTCATATGGGCTCGGACTATACCTTAGATCATCATTGAGATTTGCTAAATCTCTCTGACCCATTTCCATCTAGTCTCTGGACATAATTCATAGTCAAAGCTTTTAACCTTAGAATTTTAGATCCGCGCTAACCAATTTTGAGTTCTTCCAACTCGCATCCGCCGGTTTGTTACCATACCTCAGATTACTATTCTGAGCCATTATCCAATTTCTCAGATAATTTGGTACCGGATATATAAAAACTTTTTAACTCAGACTTTTTTATTTATTTTTTACTTTTTCATTTTTGAGTTTTTATATATTTTTGACGGCTTTACGGTTTCGCCGGAGTTTGAAAATGTTGCCCATGAAAAATTACTATATAAAGTATACTTATAGTAGCAATTTCCCAGGACTAGCGATTGTGTTGTTCTATATGTGGCAGTTATCATATAGTTGTGGAACACTAACGGATTTTTCTTTGAGATATCCACATACTCAAAGCCGATCGCTTTTCTACCCAACTAGTTTAGGTAAACATCTTGTGCGCCATAAGCGACGAGTTGCATAAGTCCTCCTGCCATTTTTAGTTATTGTATATATTCCCACGAGAAAAAAATTATTATACTTTTTTAAATATTATTTATATTCAAAAAAATAAAAAGTAATGTATTGATTATAAGTTGCTCGCGAGCAACTTTTTTATATGCGTTTTTATTCGTTTCCATATAATTATGATAGTGCGTTTATTATTAAATCACAACATATCTTATCATAATCATCAATATAATTTGCTTTTTTCGTTATTTCAATCTGTTTATTATTAATTTTTTTCACGATCCAACCATTCAATTCAGCATTTTCCACAACTGAATTTTTAATTATTTCGACTAATTTTTCGGTCGAAGTCATCTTATACTATTGGTAAATTTATAAATTCTTATAGTTTTAACATTACTAAATAAATTATAAATTAAATTATAAATTTTCGAAATCAAATAAAATCTTGGTCGTATCATCATTTTTAATCAGTAATTCAATATTGGCATTACAATCCATTATGTCTGGATGTGTTTCATACATTCGAATTGCATTTTTCATGTACTCTATTTGAAAATCTTCATTGGTCGTGTGTATTATGTAACCATCATATGTCTCAAACTTAAATAGATCATCATTAATTTCGACTAAATTTATTTTCGGACTGCGTTCCAACCAAACTACTCCATTGTGCGAAATAGTTTCATCAAAATATTTAACTGTCGCAAATCTATTAATTGGAAATTCTTTGGGAACAGTGCCATAATCAATGTAAGAACAATCTAAATGAATTATTTTTTTCCCATCAAACATAACCTTTCCATCATTTCTGTAATTTCCAAAATCTTCAAAATGAATGACATCTCCATATTTAAGTTTATCATAAAAATCCATAGATTTAAGTTTTTTGTCTAATAGTTTATTTGGTAGTTGGTCAATAAATTCTTCATCTAATTTTTTGATGCACTTGGATATATATTTATCTTTGGGGATTTCGTACAGAGTTGACATGTTTAATTGTCATTGTAATATGTTTAAAATTTAGACAGTTTATTTTTCATTTTTTTGACACATATATAAAAAGAACCCGTATATTATGTATCATCAAAATGTCCCAATTTAAATACAAAACTGATAAACTTAAACATCAGGTGAAAATTGTCACTCTCGATGAAACACATCGAAAATTTGCTAAGAATTTTGAAGATGCAAGAAATGATCTTGAACAAAAAGAAGAAAAATTAGCGTTGGTTCAAAATAAACTGAATAAATTAAATAAATTAAATCAATCAACTCTCCAACCGAAAGATATTAAATTAAAAGCAGAATTAAAAGATGAAATTATCAAATTAACAAAAGAAATTAATGATGTTAAAAGTAATAAAAGTGAAATGGATTATTATGGTAAGATACATAACATTCTTCTGAAATATTATGATATGATGGACAATAATGAAAATGATAAATTATCGACGAGTGATTGCTCCAGTGAACAATATCAAATACACAAAAAACAAACCAAAAAAAGAACAAAAAATAAATCAAATAATTATCAAAATATTCTCAGTTTCTTTGAAACATCCAAAACACCTGGCACTGAATCAAATGATTCTTGTGACAAAATAGAAGTAACAAAGTCGGAATCATATAAGGATGAATTTTGTGATAATTCTCTCCCTAAAAATAAAGCCTATCTAAATGAGCAATACATGAGAGCCATTAATAGTAATAACACTAATAAAAATATTGTCAAGAAATTTAATAATTGCTTTAAATTTTGCGAAAAATGTAAAATCGAAAGGACTTTAATACAAGCAGATGGCATTTACGTCTGTGGAAATTGCGGAGATACTGAATGTGTACTTATCGAAAGCGACATTCCTAATTATAAGGATAACGTGTGTGAGAAGCCAACGTACCCATACAAGCGTTTAAATCACTTATCAGAGTAAAAGCACATATGACGACTATTTTAAATAGAAAAAAATGAAATATAAACAATCTGCCATATATAAGAATACAAAATTAAACAATAAAACAATGGAGTACGAGCCAGAAGAAAAACAATCAATTGTATGTAAATACATCAATGAAAAAATTAACTTATATGATCAAATTGAATTATCAAAAAAACTTAAAATGATGAATTGCGTGGAAATGAGTGAAACTCATGGAATCGAAATGATCAAACAAATACGATTCATAAATCCAAGTGTTGATGATATCATAAAAGCAAAAGTCATGTTGATTCACGAACTTGATACTGAAATGAAAGAAATCAGAATAAAGAAATTGAAAAAAATTCATAATTTGTCTCATGAAATTAAATATAAACTGGATACATTACGTGGTGAAACTTTACAAAACGATGTCAAAAATGAACACAATGAGCAAAATAAGAAAATATTTGAAATTAATGCTACATTGGATAAAATTAGAAGAGAAAAATTCTCTACCATCGATTTTGAAATTAAACAATTAAAGAAAATAATTACTACAACTGATGAATCCAGCATTATTCCCCCAAAACATGGTTTTGGAATAATATATAAAATGACATGCACAAAAACAAAAAAAAGTTATGTGGGACAAGCAAATAATTATACTTCAGGTAACACTATTTGGAGACACAAACGCATTGATTCTCATTTCACAGAAGCACTTCAAAACACAAACGATCATTGTAGACTTTTGAATGAGGCTATCAGGAAACATGGAAAAGATAGTTTCACAAATGAAATAATTGATGAATTTTCAATTAAAGAATTAGATGATAAGGAAACATATTACATTAAAAAATTCGAAACATTGTACCCAAATGGATATAATTTATTAACTGGAGGAAGTCGTCCAGAAATGTCATCAGATTATAGCAACCCAAGAAAACATGATGCAGATAACTCATTACCAAAATACATAAATGGTATTTATGATAACAACATTTTGGTAGGTTATTCTGTTAATGGTTTCCCTATTGGTGGAGATAAACCAAAATATTTGAAAAAAGAATTTAGAAATTCAAATAAACCAACAGAAGCTTTCAATAGGGCAATAAGTTATCTTGAAAATTTAAGAAAAGTATATGGTGGGAAAAAGGCTCCATCTGAAAAGTATTTCAAAGAAAAATGCATTGAAAATTTTAACAGGATACACGAAAAAATTAAAGTACGATCAGAATATGTGTATCCAAACTTTGATGAAAATTATATACATACTGGGTTTTATGTTGAAAATGTTCCGAAAGCACATGGAGGAGTGTATGAAAAAGAATTATTTGATAAATTATCAAGCAACATTAAAAACCTTGAAGCAGCACTTCGTCTAATAGAACATTTGAATGTGAAAAATAAAGATGCATTATTCGATGAAAGTACAATCGTAGGAAATTCATTTAAATTTAAGCGTTCATCAGAAAATAAATATTTACCACAATATGTAGCCTATGTTAAAAATCCTTCTGGAGACATAATAGGTTATGCTATCAATAATTTTCCGATGGCGGATGGACAAAAAATGAAGAAAAAATTTTGCGATACAACTATTACAAGAGAAGAAAAATTTAAATCAGCATTAAAGTACTTGGCAGAATTAAATGAAAAGAATCAAAAATTAAAAAAATAGTCGTTTTATTTATTAACTTGCTCTGAACAGCCAGCATTAAAAGTGTGTTACTGGCTAGTCAATATATATGTCAACGATAGGATTTATGTATTGGCGACATCTTCGAAATGCGGGAACACCCTTAGAACTCTTATTAGGCTCATATGAGCCCAATATATATTTAATATATATTGCCACTCTTCTGGAGCAATCTGGAAGAGGAACTCGGTTAATTGCCGAACCCAATGGTAAAAAGATAAGAGATTGGGCAATCCGCAGGGAAGTTTCTTAGATTTAAGAAAAACCCTCAACGACTAGGTGGAGATGGGTCAATTTGAAAAAATTGGCTTAAGGTATAGTCTAACCCCTTGGGAAACCTCGGAATTACACGAAGCATCCTATCTGCCGGAGTGTAATTAGCATTTGCTATGCTGGACTAATTGGGTTAAATCAATTTCAAGCAAAAGAAGCAACTGATATTCCTAAAGAAGTTTATGACATCATCATTGCAGAACTTCGGCGTTCCAAAATAACAGATTATCGTAATCTTTCCATGATCAAAATGAAAGAAATTCTTAAAAAATTAAAACTACAAGAATATTATGAACATATTATACATATCATTACTAAAATTTCTGGTAAACACCCACCAAATCTTAGTCGGGAAACAGAAGAAGAAATTAAGCAAATGTTCAAAGATATCCAAGAACCATTTGCTAAATATTGCCCAAAAGATAGAACTAATTTTCTGAGTTATTCATATGTTCTACATAAATTCTTCCAACTTTTGCAAATGAATGAATTCCTTTCATATTTCCCTCTTCTCAAAAGCAGAGAAAAACTTAGAACACAAGACAAAATTTGGAAACTAATTTGTAACGATTTGGGATGGGAATTTATTCCCAGTATATAAAAAAATGAATTCTAAACTGTTTATACACATAAGATCATTATTTCCATATACACAATGGAAACAATTAACACTATTAAACTATCCCGTCCAGAGTTACTTTTACAACCTAACCTCAATGATTGTGATATACATAAGAAATTTGTAGCAGCAATCCAAATTACTTTTGATGTCCCCGAAGCACTCAACGCGATGTTGGATGAAGTTTCTAATCGTGATCTACTTTGGTGTCCGGAAAACGAAAATGTATTCAGTGATGTTAGTGAAACTGTTAGTGATATAGAAAGTAGTGATCAAGAAGATGTTGTTGAAAATGTATCAAATTATTATCATTGGCTCACACAAGAATCTACTCAACGAGAGCCTCTGTCAAGTATGTTCTCATATCTATTCGAAAATGTAGAACCATATTATCATGAACCATACTCTTTTTCCAATAAAGAAAAAGAATATCGTCAACAATTTTATAAATATTTAAATCAAAAATATAAGAATGTCGATGAATACATTAATCGGATTGCAAAATGTCTTTACATCAAACCAGAAGAAGTAGGTACTTTCGGAATTTGTCAAAATATCATCCAAAGAAAAGTATGGAAATAATTTTTTTATCTTTGATCCAATATATTCCAAGAACTTCCACTTCTATTTTTTTCATTGTTGTATAATACAAATTTATATGTCGAACCATTCTTCTCCGTTTGCACATAGTAACCATTATTAAAAGACATATATCCTCCGTTAACATGCATATTTCCAGTATGAACATCCCCATTTGCTTCGATGCCTCCTGTCGCATATACATTGATTGATTTTACACTTCCTATTGGCGCTTCTAAATTACCATTCGTTGTTGTAATAGAACCATTTGCTGTGATATTTCCGTTGGCGGCTATAAAACCTTTTGTGGTAATATTTCCTAATGGTGCTTCTAAGTTGCCATTTGTAACAATACTTCCATTCACCGCCATAGCACCTTTCGACGCAATATCTCCCTTGGCAAGAATAGTTCCATTCGTATTAATATTTCCATTAGAATCGATCGTCAGTAGTCCATTTCCTAAAGTTAGTTTTCCTGTAATATTAATATCCTTAATTGTCATTTGTTCTGTATTGTATAAACTGGCAATGTGTTTGATTGCTTCTGCGGATATTAAATCGGGTATATATATATCTTTGGTACCATCGGCTGTTGTCAAATGTTCCATCGCATTTATTTTTTTGTGTGAATTTATAATCATAATTAATCCAAATAAAAATATTGGTATGAGTATCATTGGGTTATCACTGATATTTTTCTTAAAAATAATTATCGTGAACACACAAAAAATAATTATGAGTGGTAACAATAACGAAATCATTTATATATATTTATGTATCAAAAAAATGAACTTAAAAATATAATATTATTAAATTACATAATAGCATTCAATTACATAAGTCGTTATGAATTATCATGTTCAAATATTACAACATCTAAAACAAAAAACATTTTTAAATACATTATTTGTGAGCAAACTTTACAAAGATATTGTTTGTACGAAATAATAATTTAGATAAACCGAATTTATTTTCACTAAGACATTGTTATGAACTTGATCTGAGTGAAAATATTCTCGATGACACCGTAATATTCCTACCGAATTGTCAAAGTATCAATGTGAGTAATACAACTGTTCCTCCAACTAATTTAAAATATTTTCGAAATTGTCAAATACTTGGTGTTGATGATTCGCAAGCAGCAACCTGTCATTTTTATGATAAAAATAAAAAATATATAGGTTATTGTAATCCAATTTTAGCATTAAATAATATTTTAGCCGACTTACAAGAAGTCCATATTTTTAAATCAGAATTATTCGCAAACTCACAAAATTATATCGCTCCTGCCAGACATCGTGCAGATAAAATAAAGTATACAATGCTTTCTAGAATCGGGAGAAAAGAATTAAACCAACTTAAAAAGAAAGGTATAAAAATTGTTCTTTATTGAAAAAAATATTTGGTGTGTTAAAACATATAAAAAAATATAATATTACATATTATATCAATATAAAACATGGTCACCAAATCACCAAAGAATATAGACTATCTTGACGAAGACCCAATCATTGAAAACCAGAAGTATTGTTGCTTTTCTTTCCTGTCTTCTCGTAACGTCAAGAATTGTTCACGTAGTGCTTTCAAATTCAGAGGTGCTTTCCCGACACTTGAAGCAGCCCAAAAGCATGCTGAAGAAATTCAACAGAAACTAGATTCCGATTTCCATGTTTTTGTCGGAGAAGGATTTAAATGGATGGAATTCGATCCAGACCCTGATGCAGTCGAGACACAAGAATACAAAGAAAAAGAACTCAATGAACTAATGAAATCATATAAGGAACAAATGCTCATCAAAAAGCAACATGAATCGGATAGAAAGAAACAGAAAATAGAACAAGCAATGGTTCAAAATGAAGAACTTAAAAAGAAAAATAGACTGCGAGAGAAACTGCAAAAGAAACACGCAGCCAAACACGGCGTGCAAGAGACTATGGAAGAAAAGAAACGATTGGCAACCGAAGAAGAAGTCAAAGATCAACTTGCCAAGATTGATGCAGAAGAGAAAGAACTAGATGATAAACAAAAAAATGTTAATGAACTGACTGCTGGACTACAAAAAATGCAGGAAGTCTATGCCAAACTACTTGACAAATCGAAAGCCGGAAAATAAAAAATGAATTTTTAACTTTATCACATTTACATAATTTTAATACTAATCACATATGTCTAACTCTAACTATATTATTGAATTTATTTCAAATAAATTCATTGAACGTGAACAAATATTGTATGCTCTCGCTTATAATGGCTGTTTGAATGAACTAAAAATTTACATCAACGATAATGATAAAATTTCGTCAACTCTATTGGAATATGCAATATTTGGAACAGATATTGCAACAATTAACTATTTGTTGGAGAAAAATGTTGAAATTAATGAATATACATTAATGATTACTATGTACATTGGAAATAAAGAAGTAATGAGTTCTGTGGTCGATTACATTAATAAATATCCAAATAGAATTATTTTGACGCAAATAATCAAAGATCTGTTGACACAATACGAAAAATATATTTTAACCAATGAACAAGAATATATGTCCGTCTGGAGAAGAACGTCTACGATCTCTGGTGATCTTAAAACGCCAAATTTAACTGAATTTGAAAGAATAATAAACACGCAAAATATAAAATATCTAACAAAATATGTTACTGAACATGAAATTATTCCAGAATTAACAATAAATAATATTTGGAATACAATTGTTAGAAATAATAATTTAGACATGTACAAAATATTGTATTCCATTTATCATCCAGACGTGTTATGCTATGTCGATCGTTTATGTTTTTATGATCCTAAATATATTGAAGTTACACATGTAAATAATCAACGACTTGTTAAAATAACAATGCCACTACATACAATAGTTTTACATCATAATACAAACAATGTTCATCATCTTTCTAAATATCCAGGTATCAGTGCTATTTTAGATTTGGGACAAACGGATTTACTAAATTATGTGTGCAGTCAAACAAAAACAATCGATGATATAGAAATTATTGGACAACAATATTTTCAAAATAACAATAATAAAGATTGTCTTGCTATTTTAGAAAAATATGGTTTCAAATATGATGGGAGTAGAACTCATTATCGGGATGATGGTGGCTCATATGTGTCGGGATGTTTTTTAGGTGAATTAGATTATAACCAAATTGTCACTAGCGTCTCACGTCATGTTGCACTAAATAAACACTATGTTGATATTGACACACTCATAGTGAAACGCAATTTGAAATTATTGGTATCTGGGATACTTTGTTGTGACAGCCCATGTACATATTTATCCATGGACACTTTCGAAATAATCGGAAAATATGCAAAATCATAAACAACAATAATTGTAAAAATTTATTTTTCATTCTCAGTCTTTGTTGAATTTTCAATGTGATTTGATACATTTTCGGTTGGCGTTTTTCTAGCCTTGTAATTAATGGCGCAGTTATGATCTTCCGGCATTCTATGTTCCATACAGTATTTATTTCCACATTTACATACGATACCAAGCATATTGGCTTTCTTATTACAAACCGGACACTTACTTGATGACATTTATGTTATTATTACATTAATTATTATCATAATAATTAAATTTCATTTTTTTGTAAATATATCAGAACCAAATATATATGTACGGGGAATTGTTTCTGATAATATTATCTTGCATAACGCTCATTGGAATCGTTTGTATAACAATTGGTTTGGTAAAAACAAATATGAAACCACCAAATACTAAAATAATATACAGATATATTCCAAAGACTTTTGCAGAAGAACAACGCGATTATCCAATGGTAACAGATATATTTAAATCACTATTTACTGACCAAACACCGTGGGTCAATAGTGTAATGGATTATGATAAACGTAAAACTTTAGCAGTCAATAAATATTATGTCTCACAAGTGTGATATAAAAAAATTATCTCACATGTATAAGATGAGTGGCTCCATCGCAATTGATAATACTATATGTCGTCATTTTTTTAACTAATCAAATTTAACTTTACCTTTCTCGTCTAATTTTTCAACATCAAAAGTTGGTTTATTACTTCTCCTCTGTAGGAATGAATTCAAATTAAATTTAGTGTTAAATAATTTATCTTCCCAATTTTTATCATAATTGTGACTATGAAATTTCTTCAATTGCCCACATCCAATGACTTGTGGTGATAATACGGGGGCTTTATAATGAAACACTTTCGAATTAATATCATTACCTTTCGCCTCACGCTTTTTGAGAACCATACAACCATAATTCTCCGTTAATTTATTCAGTACACTTTTGAATACCAGAATGTTAGGAAATGCGCTAGAATAATGTTTATATAATTTATCTACATCCGTCATGTTATCGACACTGAGTAGGAAAATAAAATCAAAATTACTTCTGAGATCGGGTGATACTGCCATGGGTTGTTGCATTGTAAGTATGTAAGTAATATCTAAATGTCTACCATTAAATAAAATTTCTTTTAAACATTCATCTTTCGACCATTCTTTACTACTAGACAAACAATCATCCATCAATAAAAAAAGTCTGGTATCTTTTGGTGATTTCCCGTGTGCGACACGCTCATTAGATCTTTTTTTTATTTCTCGTTGTCTTGCTAATATTTTCGCAAAAATCTTTGGATCGTATTTATTGTAAATAAATGAGTCCGGAAAAAAATTCTGAAAAAATGGATCAGTCCTTTCTGTATGCGAAATTATAATTCCGGCTGGGTATTCTTTGAACTGATTTAGTAATGCCCGACATAGGAAAGTTTTCCCCCCACCGCGCTTTGTTAAAATCAATATAGATGGAAATTTACACATTCGATCCAAACTAAATTCATATATTTCTATTTTACCAGTCACGTTCATACCTGACATTTTTATATTATATTTTATCATACTATAAAATTAGAAAATTAAATTATGATGTTTCTATGAAAACATGTGGTAATGCTTTACCTAAATCTTTAAAATTAGTAATTATTTGTGACGATGATTCTAAAATTGCTGGGACATGAACATTGGGTTTTAATTGGAGTGGTAATTTTTTCTTGTCATATTGCAACCAAATTGTCACGCCAAAAAAGACAATCAGTCCAAATAAAATAGGATACATCATATCGGTATTATATTCTTTATCAGAGTCATCTTTGTTTTTATTCTCCTGGTATTCTTTAAATTTTAAATATGAGTAACTAATTCCACTGGCAAGTAGTCCCAATATTATTGGATTTTTGAAATAATCCATTTTATAAATATATTATTAGTAGTGATAAATTTATTTTGCTAAAACTGGTTTATGTGTTATTCCAATATTTCTCAAAGTACTCATCGATCTCATTATGATTTAACACTCCATTATCCATAGTATCATCATTTATATCATCATGATTGATAACATCATTATTGTCATTATTAATAACATCATGATTGATACCATCATGATTGATACCATCATGATTGATACCATCATCGACAACCTCACCACCTATAATACCACGATTTCCTTCAACAATAACATTCTGTAGAGATGGTGGAATGTTTAATTGATTTTGTTCCAGTATTTTCATATCATTTATTGGTGCAACATTCCTCTCGGATTGTTTATCGTCCACAACAATTTGTGCTAATTTATCTTTGATTTCTTTTTCCATTTCGTTCTTTTCAAACATATTAATTTCATTATCAGATATAACATCACTTGTTTCTAAAACACCTTGTTTGTGTTTTCCAATACTATCATGGATTTTCGCTTGTTCATCTGCTTCTAAAATACTAAAACCGTTTTCCTGCTTTGGTGGGTGAAATTCACTGACTTTCTGTTCTAATGATTGTTCTTTCTTTTCTGACTTAAGTTCTTTGTCTGAATTTTGTTTGTTACTTTCTTTGACAGTATCTTCTTTCTTTTCTTCAACAATATAATCATTATTTAAATATTCTTGTAGGATTTGTCTAATTGGTAACATTTTATGGATTGAATCTGTGATGGATTGCTTAATATATTTAAATGATATTGTTTTGCATGCTTGTAATGTTTCCTTATTGTGTTCTGTCCAAAATAATTCTGGGTTATTGTAAAATATTACTGAACATTCAATATAGCATTTATGGACAAAATCATTAACATTAATTTTTTCATGATATTTTTCTAACACCAATTTACATGTTTTTCCAGTTGCGTTGTATGTTAGTAAAATAATATAACTTTTAACAACTGCTCTGACTAAATCATCGAAAAATTCAGAACATCTACTTAATTCTTTAATTCTTTTAACTTCGATATCAATTGAATTTGCACTTAAAGTTGGAATACCTTGTAAAAATTTTTTAAAAATTTTAATGACGCCAGGATTTTTAGTTGTTGGATTGGCTTTTTGTAACAGATCAAATTTATCACTATTCTCTAAAGCACTATTGTACATCGACTGTATCCCCTCATAGATGAGCGGAGTCAATAGATCTGTCAGATATGTATTATATTCATTCTTGATCTCAACAATATTTTTCTCATAGTAGTGCGTCATATTATTTCTATATTTATGATATTAGATTAAAAATATATCATAAAAATCATATATTTTATTTCATCTATACGATAGTTATTTGAAATTTTTGTGTTACACACGTATTGTCAAATGAAATTATACCATTGTATGTCCCTGGTTTTTGATAAATATGTTCATAAATATCATTATTGGGAACATTCATTTTTGGACTACCATCCCCAAAGTCGATCACATATGGTGAGTTTTCATTAACATAAATCGAATTAAATTCGACCGTTGCTGGTGCCTCATTAGATTTTGGTAAAATTACTATAAAATTCGGAAATGAAAATTGCTCTTTTTCCTTTTTGACGAAAAAATAAATACCAATTGCTAAAATAATAAGAGATACTATGGTTATTATTGGTATCAAATATTTTATCATTTGTTTATACATTTAAAAATGATAAAATTTTAAATATGGGTACATTTATCAAAATTTCTAACCTACATAAATTATACATTTTCGATCACAGAACAATCATCTGGCATATCACTTTGATTTCTTCTGGCTATTAATTTGAAATATTTGGTACTCAATAATAATTTACGTATATTTTTAGTGTGCGCTTCTCCACCATAAAACATACAATTGGCTTGTTTTTTATCATCAAATATTCTAAGCATTCTGTACACTGCGTATGCATCCATATACACTGAATGTAATACAACTAAGTTCAATAATGGAGAATCATCATCACGATTATCATAACCTCTATCTTCCATTTTCTTCAAAAAGAAATACAAATAGTTATTGGAATCCCTATATGTATTATGCTTAAATAATTTACGCACTTTCAATAAATATTCATATTCTTTTTCTCCAATACTAAAACTTTCTTTGACAGTTTGTTGGATTCTGTCAATTGCCTTGTGTATACGTTCGCTATCGATCGTTTCATAACTTTTAATTAATTGTTCTTTTTGTTTATTTATTTTTACTATTTGTAATAATTTATCGTTTGTGTATGTTAATAATCCTCTAACAGCAGCAAGTACTTTTTCATCCTCCAACATTCCTTGAATCAGTCTAAGATTCTCTGCCACAGTATCTATTTGTTCTTGCGTCATTCTTGACATATCAGATGATCGATACAACATTAAGTCTGTAAACATGTCTAACAATATTTGTGCATTGTGATGTTCAT